AGTTCTTTTATTCCCTGATTAATCTCTGCAAGCTCAGTCCTAAGTTCACTGTACCTAGTCTGAAGATATGATTCGGTCAACTCTACTTTAGCTGTGCGATCACGCAAAGAAAGAATCTCGGCGAGCATCCACATAACTAGAGGAATTGCTAATGCAGTTACAACCGCTGTAGCGATTCTAACTAGCGCATCCATAGAAACTACTCTTACTTTAGAATCTGCCATTTTGAACGAGTAAAGCGGCTGTTCTACTTTTTCAAGTAAGGCACTTAGTTGCATGGACTTAGCTCCTTAGCTTGCGTAAATGCGAAGACTATCTCCCTCAATAACAAAGCTGAGCTTTGCTGTTCCAGGAAGGGTCTCTCCTAGAGTTTCCAAGTAACTAGCAATAGTCTTAAGACGCAGCTTATACGTAGTTCGCGTCTCGACAGTATAGCCCACCGGCTTTACCGAAGGAGTAATCACCATCAAGCAAACTGGAAAAGTATCCTGATCTGCCGCATCGGGCATAACCAGTTTAACTGTGTCGTTTTGCCCAAGCACAATCCCCAAAGAGGGGATCTTTGCAAGCACCGTCGCGGGAACAAGGAAGTGTATTTCGCTAGCCATTATTAATTCTCGATCGAGAAGAAGAAAGAGAAGTGTGCAGTTACACCGTCTGCGGCTCCTCCAGTAAATGTAGGAAACCACAAACTACCTTCAGTCAGTGCGATTTCTACATCGTCACTAACTACAAAAGCATCGGTATTTGGTAGCCCTGCTACGGCTTTCATCGAAACCGGCACCTTGACTGTAGCCGATGCCGCGCCTGCTTGCCACAACTGCAAGCTCCAGTCTCCCGGATCAGTAACGGTTCCGTGGTTCACGCACCAAGAAATTTTACGTAAACGCACATTATATGGAACACGAATCTGCGGAGCAGCCGCAGTAACCGCTACATCACCAAGTTTCAGACTAAGGCTAGTCAATCCAAGCGTAGCAGAGCTAGCTTGCATATGGTAAAATACCGTATTGCTAGTTGCAACAGCTTGACTAATTTGGTCTACCGTCGAACCAATCAACTGCAACGCATTCTTCACTCTGAGGAATACCTGCTTGATATCCTCAATGCTGGTTATCGACGACAGAAAATCTAGCTGCGTATCGAGAACCATTACTGTTTCCTATGTCCCAAGTTGTTAGGACTGACAAGATACGCAATCTGATTAACAGCCGCTTTCAAGCTGCATGACATTAGAAACAGTTTACCTACTTCGCAGGCTCCCACAAGGAGAGAAAGTTTCTGTCGTTTCCCTTCTAGGTCGTTAACCGTGCCCCACTCTTTGCGATAAGTGTTGCTCCAGTCTTTCGCGAAGTTCCAGTAGAACACACCTTTTAGCCAGCAAACGATACTCTCAATCTGCTTATCCAGCGCGGTCAACTGCGGAGCTACTGTGTCCCATCCGGTTTCGAGCACAGCGGGAGGAATCCCAATATACAGAAAGTCATCAACCGCTGGATTAAACGGCAGTGGAGTTTCAGCATAGTAACTTAGATCAATTGATAACGTTGTAGACGTGCTACTCTTGATCGGAGCGGTTATCCAGTTCTTCGCATCTTTAGTAACGATAGATGCCCACAATCCCCTAAATGCGTTTTCTGCAATAGTGGTATCTACGTCTTCCGCATCAACCTCGTTACCAAAGATAAACGACAATATCCCTGTATCCGGATCCCAGCCGCTAACCACAAGGGGAAGATTAAAGCTAGCCGGTAGTCCAGTAGTGGGTAAGCCGTCTTCGTCCTTTGTGGCCCACTGATAGAGTTTGCCATTCCATCCGCCAAGGAAAAGCGTCTCGTCGACGTTTAGTGCTGCGGAAGCGATAACTCCCGTGTCGTGAACCCACGAGCTATTACGGTAGTTAAACACTACTGCGCGGTCATGCTTACCGTAGCTTTCTCTCCCTGTGGCTTGGTAGAAGAAGATCACTTCTCGACGGTGAACGTCGTTGGCAACAAAGAGCGTTGAAGTATCCAGCCAGTTATACGGATTCTCGCCTTCAATGGCGTATCCGATATACTGCACATTGATCCCATCAAACATATAGGGACCATAGGCAGACCAGAAAACAATCGCTGTCCGTCCCGTTTCCGGAATCGTAACTACAGTAATTGCTCGATCGCTTACTGCTCCAACATCCGCGATCTTTTCTTTCTGGTGGTTGCCGTCTCCTACGTCTACTGCACGCCAAATGGAGCTTTGCTTGAATATGTAGAGCGCTCCAAATAGCGGAATAATCCCTACGATTTTTTCTCCGTTTCCTTCTTGAACAACGAAAACGCGAGACAGAATATCGAAGCGATTAGGATTACCGTCAAAGCTGTAGTAGACTGCATCAGGAACAAGATCATTCCCACTGATATACAGCTTATCTCCCAAACTCGCCGCATACTTACCATGAGGAGCCGGTGTAGTGATGACATCGATTGGTGCGGTGGTAAGAATATCGACATCGGAAGAGATCACATACGAATCAAGATATTCATTTTCGAGACTCGTCGTGCCACAAGGATAACTAGCTGCCGATAATGCTAGACTCTTGCTGCTCTGTGCTAGAGTTCGACAAATGTAAATCCCCGAAACTCTAGCGTCAGGATGTTGGGGAATGTTTGAAATGGTGATAGATTGCGAAGCTCCGGTGTAAACCGCAAATACAGGTGAGACATCCTGAATTGCGTCTCTTTCGGATACGTAAACGATTCGCACCCCATACCATTTATTCGTCTGTAGGGAGCCTCCACCAGTAGAGGAAATATAACACGCTCCTCCACGCCAATTGGGGAATCCCAAATCTGACAGAATCTTCCCGTCAAATATCTTTGGCTTTCCTCCTGCTGAAGTGAGAATAGTTCTATCCCCGATGGAAACTCCGCGCCAAAATGCGCCATTCTCGAACTCATTAAGTAGTCCCTTTCCAGGGAACAAAAGAGAAGCCAAGCCGAATCCGGTCTTGCTGTAGAGCAGTGAGTTACCAAATACAGCCAGCAATCCTCGCTGCTGTTCCAACGTGCTAGCATAGATAGCTAGTCCGTTGCACTTAGAGTCTTGCTCAGTTATGAAGCTACTCGGTTTAGGCGAATATCCCAAACAATCCTGAAACGAGTAGCTTCCAGGATATGCGGTCCTAGAACCGATAACATCGTTCGGCTCAACTTCGCCCCATCCCTTAAAGTCAAACTCAAACACTTCCGAATAAACGGACTTGTTCGGCAGAGTGTGCCTTCCCTTGTCTTCTACTTCAATGTTATAGAGTAGGCTAGCTCCAAACTCTCCAGTAGAAGTAACCGAGCTATTCCAGTATTTGACGTAATCCCGGAACTCTACCGCTGTCGTCCACATCCGGAAGAAACCAAGAGTGAAAAATCCTGGTTGATCCTGATATGGAGACATGAAACGCTGACTGATAACGAAACCTGATCCCGCTCCAGGATCACGCATCGATTTATCCGTCGCGTCATTAAAGTAGGACGCACCGATAATCACATCGGTAGGGCACAGCGACTTCAGCGGAGAACCGTATAGCGTCGTTGGAAGCGTATACGTTACCGTTGGAGTTGGATTATTGTTGATGTAGATAGAAAGCTGAACTGCTTTCGGAAGTGCTTTACCTGCTTCTGGAGGAGGAGCACCCGTGCTAATTGCATAGATTGTCTTCCTCTCAAAAGTAAGAGTATACACCGTATCCGCAGCTAGGTTGTCCGCAGAAACGATGCGATACTCCCGAGGTTTCGATCCAGCTACATCCGCAGCGCTGAAGTATTCAAACGCTACTTTTCCTTCAGGAGTAAGCAAACCTCTAGCTAACGCCGTTCTAGTCCTTTCAGGAGCGTTATTAGACTGATTTGCAGGATACTCAATCTGTCCTTCAATTGACCACAAGGTAGAATCGTAGGCCCTGTGATGAACCGTGCCGATTCCCTGGTAGTCAAATACCGAATTAGGCGTAGGAGCGGTGCCGTCCTTCAGAACGTAGGTTCCGAGTCCCATCGAATCACGAGTGTTACCGCTCGCGTCGAGATACGTTCCTGCACCGCTTCTCCGATTAATCTCTTGCTGCCGATTAAACGGAGTGCGAATCTGCATCTGCACAACAAAGTCTTGATGCGCTTGATGAAGCTGCGTCGCGTCGTAACCCAAACACTGCGTCAACGCTTTATGCGAATCCCTAACAAACTTCTGATCGAACTCTGAGTATTCCAGCCGAAGGCACTGATTATCAGAGATATCGATTCCTAGTCCGTTAAGCAAGCCGCTATCGGCTACGTATCCAGGATAGGCATGATGCAGAGTAACCCTTCTGCGATCATTCGCCTTTGAATTTTCGCAGACTGGTCCACCATCATGCAGCTTCCAGTATCCGAGTAGATCTGACGTAGCACTATCAATATACGTCCTAGCGTTTGCTGCGATCTGGCTAAAAGTCCTGGCTACTCCCCAAATGCGCAACTCGCAAATCCCGGTGCCACGAGGGGGAGAATGGACCCACGGTGCTAGCTCAGTAGTAGCAGAGTTATCGTTAATGTAGAAGTGTGGCAGTGTGTAGTTACCGTGGAATACGTTATCTGCTCCCCCTGTGGTTCGCACCTTGCAAGTAGAAGAGTATCCGCCACGAACCATACACTCATTCAGCAGAACGATATCTCGCTGAATTGCTTCAGTCCTACCATTAATTGCGTCAGCCTCTCCTGCGAAGAAATGGTTTGCTGGAACGGTGAAGTTACCAGACTGCACACCGTCGATAAAAAGCTCTACCTTGCGAGTAGACGCAGTGTAGACGACTGCAATATGATAATCTTTTCCAGGAGTATACTGACCATTCGGCCAAGTTGCCGAGATGATATAATCAAATGGCCAGTAAACGTTAGTATTGTCGATCAGAGTAGAGCCAGCATAGAGCTTATTTCGATCGAACGAAATAGCCAAGGCTGACAAAACGAACACATCGCGGATGTGCGTATTCGTGCCAACCACGTTATACGTCGCAACTGGCGCACTGGCCCCCCATGCAAGAGCACGGAAAGTGTGTTCATTCGAGATAATTGACTGATCGTAGACGAATACTCCACGCTGCCCCCTCAAATACTGTTGTTGCCCACCATAGTTATTTGCTGATCTTTGGCGATAGGTGTCTACGCTATCCACCATTGCTTCATAATCACCAGGAGTCAGCAGAAACTCAACAGTCCAGTTAAGCGTCGTCTTCGGTTGATAGTCGTATGCCCACTTAAGCAAACCATATGACAACGGAGTTTTCATCCGCTTCGTCTTGGTGAGCAGAGAATCTTTCTGCTCATGCTGAATAACCGACGCAGTATGCTTAGTTAGCTGATCTCCACGAATCGGAGAATTAGTTACCTCTCCGAATCCCGGCCTACGCACAGGACGATTATCAGGCAAACGAAAGTTTTCGCACACCCTGAGAATCTCGGGCGGCAAGTTAGTATCTTTTACGGTAGTGTTAACTCCCGCAAACTTACTCCGCAGGATAGGTGTGCTGCTCACGTTTAGTTAAAATCTTCGTAGTTCGACGGCGGCATAATATACGATGATGGATCAGATGAAGAAACAGACATATTCTCTTCTTCGTCCACCATGTCTACAGAATCGCTCATTAGCTTAAGCGTTTCCATAGCTTGCTGTTGATAAAGCGTTACTGTCTCCACAGTGCCCTTACTCTGCGCATAGAACCAGCACGCAAAGTAGAAAATAACATCTCGGTGCTCCGGAGGAATAATCGGAATATCCGAGTTAGACGTCATCTGCTGCGGAACTCTCCAATAACCTCCATGCAGAGTAAGCAGCGTCGAGATAAACGGATAAACACACAAGTAATACTTGTTAGTTAATCCGAGTGGATCAGACTGCACAGTATAGATTCGTTCACGCAAAGCAAACGCTCTAAAACTACGCATGTAGTCGCGAAACGAAACTGGCGATACGTAAGTCATATCGCCAATTCCAAGTGGATCAGACTGCTTAAGCCGTCCTTCCATTCGCGCAAAATCTGCGGGAAGCTCAAACGTTCCCTTTTGAATCCCCGCAGTGGAAGCCACAAGGGAGACTCCCCTATACTGTGAGGCTAGGTAAAATGTATTACTTGGCCCAACAGCAGAGATCATGTAACCGTCGCCGCCACTATCCGTAGTATTTCCTGGAGTGAACCAGTCTCGAACTTGCGGAGTAACAGCAGGAGCCACAAGGGAAAGAACATTGCTCCCCCGATTTATTGTAGCCGTTACAGTTGTGGCGTCTCCGACATCGACGGCCAACTCCTTACGCATGAATGGCCACTTGCGACGCTTGCAAATCCAGAGCAGCGCACCGTTAATTTTGTTCCCGATGACTTCGTTTGTATCGGGGTTATCAGTTTCCCCAAACTCAGAACGAATTCGGGAAATGAGCGATCCAAACGTGTATTCATCGAGACCCATAATTAACTATCCTTAGTCTCCTGGAAGTTTACGAGGCGTGCGCGTGCGATACGAATGCAGTCTTCAGCAGTAAGAGGCTTGCGCTTGTTCCGCACAATTTGAATAGCGCGAAGAAGTTCTTTGTCGTCTCCTGGATTTTCGAGTTTTTCCGGAGGAGCGGCTTTCACAATCTCTTCAGCTTTGCGGTAAGCGTTACGATAGCTCTTCTCGCCTTCATACATTTCCTTGGCCATTGCCTTGCACTGCTCGTCCTGACTATTACGCTGGACGGCGGCAGCATCACCAGGAACATAATCGGCACCCTGCACAATAATCGCAGCAGGGTCAGATGACTTCTTTACGATCACCTCCTCAGCAGATTTATTCTTACTAGGGATATAGTCACGAAACGGGGGAGGAGCGTTATCCGCAGGAATTGGAGTAACGCTAATGTGCGTGCGATCCTCAAGAGGAACGGACGCCTCATAATCCAACGATGGAGATTTAGCCATTTGTATAGATAGAAAAAAACCCTTTGACGCAGTAGTGTATTACTGCGCCAAAGGGAACCCGCACGTTAGCCGGTGTAGGCGTAGGAAGCGCTCGCCACCGCAAAGTTAACAATGCAGTAGGCGTAGTAGGAAGCGGTCGAACCGCCGTAATCAGGAGCAGTAGTAAGCTGTCGTGCGGCCTCAAGGGAAACTGCAACGATGGTGCCCGAACCGCCCTGATTAACAAAAGTGTAGTCCGAAGTATTCACCTTGAGCGCTTTCGCAGCAGTCACCGAAGACTGCACAAGGCAAAGACACGGACCATCAACAACGACCGTTCCAAGCCCGTTAATCGGAATCGCATCGTTTGCGATACCAAAGAACTTAACGGGAGTGCCAGCAAGCTCAACTTCGATCTGAAGAGCTTCCGCACCGATAAGCCCAAGCGACGAAGACTTGAGCGAAACAATCGCACCGCGCGGAATAACCGTCGATCCCGTATTGATAACGGAGACGGTCGTTCCGGTATTAACCGAAGAACCAAGTGGAGTAGGCATGTTTTGTCCTTTTTATTAGACGTTGTTGAAAACGCCAACTCCCTGGAATCGGCGGTTATTTCCAGTCATGTTGCCTGCAATAAGAATCTGCGCGATACGCGCATCCTGATCGTAAGGCGACACGAAACTCGACATTTTGAAATTGCGCGCCGTATGGAGCACGATTCCAAGATAATCGGTGTTAATCATGTAGAGATGCTGACCAGCCGTAGCACTCGTCTTACGGCAGTTTTCATTCCACATCCAAGTTGCCCTCTTGAACTTCTGGTTCATAAACCCGATGTCCAAAAGGTTCGTATCCCGCAACTGGAGATACTGACGGTTATCCTTCTCGTAGCGCTCGTAAAGCTCCTGCGGACTGATAATCAAATCAGGCGTAGCAAGACCCTTAGAACAATCGTTGTAGAGACGAATCAACGAATCGTTCAAAAGCGTAGTAGAAGTGGTAAGATCGATAGGCACACTAGCGGTGCCCCTCTGCTGATTACGCCACCAGGAGTAACCGCTACCACTTGCATCGATACCGCCATACGTTCCTTGCGTAGCAGCAGATTCGATACTCTCGTCAAGTCCAAGGAAATCACGAGTCAGATCCTTGGTAGAAGTTGCAGCGTGGATCTTTTCGTCCAGCCACTCTCGAAGCGAATGCTCCGCAACTTCGATCTTCGTTGACAGGAGCTTGATAATCGCAGAAGGACCAGCATTCTGCAATTCCTCAATTCCCGAAATCGCGATCGAAACCGCAGCCTGACGCCACGTAAAACGTGCCATCGTCAGTTCTTCGGTCGGATTCACGTTAAGGCGCTCGTAGCCCTTATACGCTTGAACCGTCAGGTTCTTATTGTAGAGAACAGGTTCCTCAATCCACTTTCCACCGCTTTCCGTGCGAACACGACCGCGCATGAGAAAATAGGCAGAGGTAGGATTCGCCTTGAAAATGGCATCGGCCATCCGGCGACGAACAAGCTGCAATGTCGTAGTTGCAAGATTGTCGTAGGTATAACTAACAGTAGGAAGAGCCATGTTGAGTTTGTTTTCTTTCTAGCTTCGAGTCTTCTTCAGCGCCGCTTTCGTTGCCAGATCCAAAACTTCCTTAAAGCTCTTAGTAGCTTTCGGATCGTTAATTCTCTGCACGATTCGGTCGTATGAAGGATCGTCGTCGTCAGAAGTTGAAGCAGGCGGGGTATTGCGAACCTCCGAAGTCTGAAGCGCCGCCTTCTGCGCTGCTGGCTTCGGTGCTGCGACGGGTGCTTTGGACCGCTTCGCAAACTCGTAGGCTTCGGGCAGTGTAAGGGTTGGGTGCCTGCGAAGCAACTCCCCCATTTCCTGCTTATAGTTGTTGAAGTCAGGGGTTTTGCTAGCGAATTCGCGGATCGTCTGTTCCGCAAGATAACGCTGCATCTCCTGCTTCGTTTGTTCCATCTCCTGACGCATCCGCGCAATCTCAGCATTCTCCGGCTTAACTTGCTGTGCTGGAGTAGTAGGCTGTCCTCTCAGTTTCTTTTCAACCTGAGAAAGAACATAAGCGCTGATTTCAGGATCACTGTTAATTGTGTCGTAAAGACGCGCTTTCTCCTGCATCTCAAAAAGCTGCTGAGGAGTAAGCTGAGGAGTCTTAATTACTGGAACTTCTTCACTTGCCTGCGTCTGCGCTTCCGTTTGAGCAGGAGGAGCCTGCTGCTCAGGAGCAGCCGGATTGCTCTCGTTTTCCAGAGCTTCAGTAATTTCGACCGTTTGTGGATCAACACCGAGGATAGGATTAACCATTCTTAGGAACCTTTGTTAAATCTCCAAGACCGAGATATTCTAGCGTAGCAATCTTCTCTTCATCCGGAATTTCTTCAGCGAACGGTTTCCGGATTAAACTCGCTCGTTGTGACTTCTCCAACTCTTCCTTCAAGTCCTTCAGCGACTTCGGGCTGTCGTAAGGAACTAGCGTTTCTTTGCGCTTCATTGATGATCTCTTCTTCAGTTAAAGTGCTAGCTGCACTCGCTTTCTTTAGTTGAACATACTTCACTGAATCATACGTAAGATGGTGCTCTTTCAGCAGCTTATCTCGTTGCTCAGGCGTTTCAATTCTGATGTCTTGTCCGTTAATCCGATCTTCGATATACGGCTTAAATACTTGAGCACGAACCGAATTCAGAACACGAGACATCATTGAACCACAAGGACAAGAAATTTCTAGGCCCGGTGATTCTTTCATGGACGCGATTATTTCTTCGGTGCGCCCACAGTCACACTTAAACAGATACCTAGCCAAAGACTTTACCTCCCTTCGGCGCAGGACTCATAGGCATACGATCTTGCGCAGTTTCGTCATTTGCTACCGTAGCTGCATCTGCTTCGCCAGAATCGTCTTCGCTTGTGCCGAATTGGCTAGAGCCTGTCTGCGGCTTAGCTTGCTCCACTTGCGAAGTAATCTGCTGAATCGCTTCTTCGTGTTCGCGCAAATGTTCTTCGAGCGCTTGCTTAACAGCAGGATCAGTTCCTTCGTAAGTATCGCTCGACATGAAATCAACCAACATCGCACGATGCGCAACATGGTTATCCGCCATGTTAACTTTAATTGGCTGACCCTGCACGGCCCGCACAATCTCAACCATCTGCGACAACTCTTCAGGAATGGAAGATCCGATAATATCGTGCGGACGCGGAATCTCCATTGCATCAAGCAAGCGTTCGTAGATCACATCGAGACGGATCTTCGGACCGTAAAGCTGGAACATTTGAATTCCAGTTTGCAGCGCTTGCATATACTTTTGCGTCTGCTCAGTAAGCACACCTTTCTTGAAAGAGTTAGCCCGAACAGTCACGTCAGGAGACCACTGTCCATCAAAATCGGTGAACTTCTGCCACCGCACCGCACCGACATCACCGCGAACTCGGAACACAAAATCCGAATCCACAGTTTCACGCATCATCGAAACAAGAATCTTGCCGTCTTCAGTGCAGAAATCCTTGATCGTATCCGTCTTGTCTTCGTCGCGAATCTGCGTATTTGCTTGAACGATGGACGCCTCAGTTGCGGTTCTCGCTCCGATACCTCCTCGCCTATTCTGACCATATCCAGAAACTTGCTGGATCATCGTCATCATAATTTGAATAAGCTGGTAGTTATCCCTTGAGGCAGCGGGACGTTGGATAGGGATAATCGCTTCTGGACCGTTCGTATCAATGATCTCTTTCGGTCCACCCTTATAGAATGCGGTCTTCGCTTTTGTAGGATTCGTGAACTTTGACACATCCATTGTGTAAAGCTCTCGATCGTTCTCCACAAAACTAATCAACCGGCTAACTAGCCAGTTAAGCGCACGCTGCATTCCCTTCCAAGTGGACAACTCACTCTCAGGAAGATCATCTGGCGTAGGATTGAGAACCAACCGATTAAACGGATAGCCCTTCAGATACTTACCAACAAAGTCTTCCCATCCGTGAAGCTCACGAATTGGCGTCGGATGTCCTTCAACCAACACCACCACTTGACGATAAAGGTTGAACTCTACAAGTTGATAAACCCACACTTCGTAGAGCGTGACGTATTCATCGTCTCCTTGCGAAGACACATCCGAATCAAAGTAATCAGTAATGCTATCGCGCCCTTCCTGCACTACTGAAGGAGTCTTCGGTGTTTCTTCGTCTCCGGCTCGCCAGTCTTTATTCAATTTGTAGCGAGGATCAGCCTTCAACTCGCTAACCAACTTCCGATAACGGACAGCCACAAAGCGAGCATCTTCCAGGCTGCGATCAGGAGAGTTATAATCAACTACTACTTGATGAGGAGCAAGGCGAAAACCTGTTGGCTGTCCTTTAGCGAAATATCGCGGACCAGCTTTACCCGTTTCTGTAAGCTCTCCAGACTGCGTATCCTTGCCAGCAAGCGGAGTGTCGCCAATATCTGCGCCAGACTCATCTTCATCTTTGACAATAACCCACTTCTTCCAGCCTTCTGGATAAACTACCGCATCATAGACAATCTTCTTCGTCTCCGCTTTGTAGTTAATCTGCTGAGTTACCGAGTTAAGTAGACTCTCCCACGTTGGCGCAGAGTCTTTAAATTGAATATTCTCAGCAGTTGCCTCGAAGTATGGTTCCTTAAAGAACAATCCAGGCACCATACTACGAACGTGCGAATGAGCTAGATTAATTACTAGCTCAGCCATCTTACTTTTTGTCTTAGGTAGCTTTTCCCAATGGCGCCCTTTCAGAAGATCTCGCATAGTATCGCAAAGTTTAAAGAACTCTTTATCCTTGTCGATACTCCGCTTAACCATATCCATTAGTTTAGCGGTATCTTTTTCAGAAAGTTTAGTTGCTCTTTTCTTGACTAGGCGCATTTATTCTCCAAGTAGCTCGGCTACCTCGGCAATCTCCGAGTCCGGATCTTCTTCGGGTTCTACCAACGATCCGTATACGGCATCAAGGGTATCTTTGGGTTTCTCGATCAGCCGATCAACAGGCGCTCGGAAATACATCGCTTCGAGATCGGCCAGGGTATCCATAATATCGTCGTGGGTTCCCTGATCGTAAGTAATCATTTCTTCGATCAACCACTCCGAGTTCTCGATATCCTCCTCGTAGTAGAAATCGCCACGTTCAACGCGAGGCTGCAAAGCGACGATTCGCTTGAACTTGCTAGACTTCGGTCCGCGTGTCATTTCTACCCAAGGAACATAAACTCCTTGTCGCGCCGCTTCACGCTTGTAGCTCTTGTAGATCGTATTCTGAAAAGCGTTTTGCTCAACAGCTACACGAACAAGTCCCCACTTGCGCTGTAGATCAATGATCTTATTGATGAGATCCAGCGGGAAAATCTTATCCCGGTAAATCTCACGAATATACATTTTGCCTTCTTTATCGAATGACGCTACAGTAATAACTGTATAGTCACCGCTCTTTGTATCTTCAAGCGCAAGATCGATAGCCGCCATGTTGACTACCTGATCGGGAATCAACATTGTATCAATTGCTTTGATATCGTTATACTTGAAGATTGCCGAACCTTCAGGTAACGGATTGTTGTCGTAGTTACACGAATAGAGATATGATCCGTTAGCTTCTTTCGTCTCTGCCAGAATCTCCATTGAGTAGCGTTCTGGCCACACTGGCACAATCTCTCCCTCTGCGTTCTTCTCCGTAGCCGAACGAATATAGAGGAAATAGCGCGGACGAATCTTCTTACCCTGCTCCGCTTGACGTTCCCTATGTTTCATCTCTTCTTTGATAATCGTAGAATACAGATCATCAAAGTGCCAGCGAGTTCCAATCAATCGAACTTTAGACCTACTAGGATCATGGCGAAGGTTAAGCGAAGCGCGATACCACTTCTTAATCTTCTCACGATAATCTTTCGTCGAAACGTTTTCGTCATTTACAACGTCGTCATATAGCTGCCGATCGTAGTGCTTTGATACAAGCGATGCTTCTGCGGACATCACTTCGATATTGCCTTCCTTCAACCCCACAAATTTGGAGCAAGGAAAGTCCATTCGATCATGCACGTCTTTGCAACGTTTCGCATGACGCCCCGGAACAAGATCAATGCAGAATTCAGGAAACAGCCAACGAAACACTTCCTTCATTCGCGTATACATGCGAATGTTGGCAAGAATCGCGATAGCGTTATCGAGCTTTGCGTTAACAATTAGTGAACGCTGATCTTCCGTTACCTGTTCCCAAAGCGTTCCACCTTCACTCAAGTTGGTAGTCTTGAGATGCCCGCGAGGAGCAAGCCAAAGTGAATACCTACGCTGACGTCGAGCTTGCCACCGCTGACACATATCCAGATGGAAGTTATTTCCAATATCTGGAAACTCAAGAACATACCGATTAAAAAACCAAAGGTCTTTCGTTGCACGTTCCCGCAAGATAAGCCGAGTTGCTTCGAGCTTATCATCTGCACCAGGACCGGCAAACTGCAACCTTAGATTTTCAATCGATCTATCCGAAAGTTTCGGAATACGCACTCCATAAATGGGGTTCAAATTTCTTCCTCCACTTCTTCGTATTCCGTATCGTGCGTAATTCCGCTCAGTGGATCACGCCCACCGGGCAACGCGAGCACTTGACCAGGAATGTATTTCTCCTCACTCTTCGTTCCATTCAAATGCTCCGACGCAGTAACGATCGCAGCTGCAACATTCTTGAATGTCTCAGGAGCCTCGATCTGGAGGATGGTCCGCTTAACTGGATTCTCCTTTTGGTGAATCGTGCGACGTCCATCCATCGATCCACGAATCGTTGTCGCCAACCGCTGCAAATCACTCGGAGACAATTGATCCTCGCCGTCCTGGTGACGCTGTAGCATTTGCTCAGCAATTGATTCAATTGTTCCTAGCAAACGATCGTGCCGCTCATCAAGACCAGCGCCACGTTTAGTAGCAAAGAGGTTTGCCTTTACTACCAATTCAGTGAGACGTTTAGTCTTTTCTTCTTCCCACTGAAACAAAATAACCCACCTTTGAATAATTGATGGAGACAGCTCCAAACTCTTTGCTATCTTTTCTACTGTCCAGTTTTTAGTAACAAAGAGATGCTTAGCGCGATAAAGTTGCGCCCGCTCAATATTCTGAATCTGCCCCGTTGCACGAAAATACTCGATCAAACTCTTGTATTTTGCACCAGGTTTTTTAGCGAGGGATGCCCTCTTCACTGGTTTACGCTTCTTCATTTTATCCGATTACAAAAAAGAACGGCCTCCGATCGGTCCAGGAACATCCCGGACAAATCGACCGGAGACCCGTTCGAGCTACAGGGATAATACTGTATGCCCTTTTTAGCCACAAGGGGGAAGATTGTAGGGGGGTCTAATTCACCCGCTAGGATGGATTTTACGGTGCCTGTGGGCCTCGCCTGTGCATCCGGATTCCTCTTTTGACCGGATGGCCACACCCCTAGTCGGATCGATCCTGGGGCATCCTAGACGCTCAGTAAAATTTCCAGGGCTCTCACATACGCTCCAGCGAAACTACTCGAGCCGGTGCCCTTATCAATTTATCAATGCTCGGCACAGCAAAGGAAGGCACCGAGAGGGACTATAGGGAGAGTGGTAGATAGATAATGGATGCTGCAGCTAGAGAGTATGAGTAAGTGCTTCCTTGTGGCTAACAGTAGTTATTAGCAATAGTAGTAGCCAGTTAGTTCGTCAGCATCTAGTAAGTGTATTCTACTTACCGTGGGGTCTTGGGTGAGGCTGACTTATACTTACGAATCTAAGTTTAGTAACATAAGCTTAGCTAACTAAGTGTAGCTCACTAAGCCTAATGCTATAAGCGCTCTATATCAGCGTATTCGCATAGATAGATACTTCGATGACTCAAAAAGAATGCCAATCTAGTAGTCTCCTCCCCGGATAATCTACCGAATGCTATCTTCTAGCGAGGAATAGCACTTCTGATAACGGGACGGTGCCGTCGCTGTGCTAGCATTTTGCTTTGTTACAAACTCTGCAAGTCTATGCTCTGCCTCTACTTGCGAACGATTCGCTAGCATTTCTTTTGAATAGTGGGTTGCTCACAACACGCTAGACGCTATCTTGTGTCGATGGATAAACGGGCGCTCTGTGCTCCCGCTTACCTTGCTTCTTTTCCAACCTGATAAGGAGAACGACACCATGCGGACGCTAAATCGCGTTCCGTTCCTCAACACGCAAGAAGGGATATGGCACACCGTCTCCGGTGCGCAGCGTCCCGATCCTGCAACGCATGCTCGCGTTGAAAGCGTAGAATACGCTGAAACGTGCGCCGATGCGTTGAAGGAAGCGCGCGAGGAATACGCTCGACTAAACAGAGCATACCTTCCCGGTTTGCTTCGTTCGATCGAACTCGCACAACGAATCGCCGAGCTTTCGGAGCCGATGTTCCTTATTCAAACTAAGGGACGTTTCCGCTGCTTTGTGAACCGTGCGGAAATTCGAGAAATGATCCGCTCCCGTTGCCGTTTTCGCATTCTGCCGAAGTCGCTCAACACTGGGCAACATCGCAGAAGCGCGAAACTCGGCATCGGAAAGCAGATCGACAAGGCTATCGAATCGCTCGGACCTTACAAAGATTCGAACGCCGAGATAGCAAACGCTTTGCTCGACCTTCCCGCTTCGATACTCAACGATGACCTTCGCGCGCAGCTTGCAAAGGCTTGCACCGTAGAGGATCGGCTGTATATCGTGGCAGGAAGCGCCGCAGTAGATCGCGAACAAGCCCACAGACTGCGGCTCGCTCTCTTTGGAGAGTAGGGCGCTACGTTCTTTTCCCCTTGTGGTGCGCGACTACTAGCTAGTAGCCTTACATGCTAGCGAACGTCGCGCACTTTTTCAAAAAATCTAGAATCGCACGACACTTAAGAAGCTATTCTAGTGTAAGAAACAATCGGGAGCACAAAATGACCAAACAAAGCATATTTCGCTTGAGTATCTGGTCAGGACCAACTCAAGTTAACGAGTATGCTGAGATTCTTCAGAAAAACGTCCCGATGGACCAACGAGCCGATACTGAAATAACTAAAGGCACCGAGTTTGTCCATCTTACGACATACGCTGAGAATCTTACAGAGTTGGAAAACTGGATACGCAATAGTTTGTGTCACGGATTCTCATACCGACACCAAGGAGAAGTTTTCTGTAAGAGAATAGACTAAACTATACTGTAACTCGACTATGCGAGTATAAATAGGGTTCTAAGCATAGTGCGTTGCGCGTAGGAGCGCGCAGGAAACCAAGGATAGTAAAGTATCTAGCTATCCCTTCA